TACATTTTTTATTTAAAAATAATTCTCTTAGTTTCTCAAGTCCAGGTGACAGTATATATGTTGGACTATGTACAGCAGTATCTGCGGCTGAAACAGGCTCAGTAACAGAAGCAAGTTTTGGTGGATACGCTAGACAACAGGTAGCAGCAGCTAGTTGGACAACAATAGGTGCTGACTCAACAGATACACAGACAGCAAAGAATACAAGTGCGATTGAGTTTCCTGCAAAGACAGACAGTGGTAACGTCACAATCACTCATGTGATTATTGCAGACGCAAGTTCAAGTGGTAACATACTGTTTGTAGGTGCTTTGGATGCAAGTAAAACTCTTGCACAAAATGACATATTTAGAATAAACGCAACAAATTTGAGTATTGAGTTGAAATAATGGCATTAGTTGTAAGAGACAGAGTAAAAGAAACAAGTACAACAACAGGCACTGGCACTTTTACCTTAGCTGGTGCTGTAACTGGTTTCGAGTCATTTGCTTCCGTTGGAAATTCTAATACCACTTATTATTGTTGCACAGACAATACTGACTTTGAAATTGGGATTGGAACTTACACCTCAAGTGGCACAACTCTTTCTAGAGATACAATATTACAAAGTTCTAACTCAGACAGCAAAGTAGATTGGGGTGCTGGTACAAGAACAATATTCTGTACTTACCCTGCTGACAAGGCAGTGTTTGAAGATGCAAGTGGTCATGTATCTATACCACATGATCTGTTTATTGCAGGTGGTTTAATTGATCTTAAAAATGATGGTGGTGCTGTATCACAGATTAAGTTTTATTGTGAAGATGCTAATCAACACGCACAAACTCTTATAGGTGCACCACATTCAGAAAGTGCATCAAATACTTTAACACTACCAAGCTCTGGTGGTAATGCTAAACTATTGTCAGCAACGTCAACAGCTACACTAACAAACAAAAGCATAGATTCTGACAACAATACAATAACAAACATTGTTAACGCTGATATAAAATCGAGTGCAGCGATTGCTGATACTAAACTTGATACAATATCCACAGCAGGCAAGGTTGCTATAAGTGCGTTAGATATTGATGGTGGAACAGATATAGGTGCTGCTCTTGTAGATGCAGACGAGATCATAGTTGATGATGGTGGGGGTGGCACAAACAGACGTTCTGACATGAGCCGTGTAAAGACTTATGTTGCTGACGTAACGCTTACAACAGCCGCACAAACTAATATCACATCTTTAGGAACCCTTACGTCTCTCACTGTAGATGATGTAGCAATTGATGGCAAAGTTATTACTATGACAGGTTCTAGTGGTGACACAGCCACTATAACAGTAGGAACAAACGGAACATTAGATATAGCTACAACAGATGATAGTGCAGCGGCAGCTAACATACAAATTACGGCAGATGGCACGGCAGAACTTGCAGGAACAACTGTAACCCTTGATTCAAGTGGTGGTATTACACTAGATGCAGATGGTGGTACAATAACTTTTGCAGATGGTGGTGCTTCATTAGGAACAATTACTTCTAGTGGTTACACAGGAAATGTTGTTGGTAATGTAACAGGAAATGTCAGTGGCACAGCCGCAACAGTAACAGGTGCAGCACAGTCTAATATTACATCTTTAGGAACTCTTACTACACTTACAGTTGATAACGTAATTATTAATGGAACAACAATTGGACACACAGATGATACTGATTTAATGACAGTCGCTAATGGTGTGTTAACAGTCGCTGGTGAAGTTGATGCAACAAGTCTTGATATTAGTGGTGATGCCGATATAGACGGCACACTTGAAGCAGATGCAATTACAGTTAATGGATCAACATTAAGTTCTGTTATCCAAGATGAAGCAACAGCATTAGCAATAGCGTTAGGATAAGATATGGCAAATACATTTAAAGTAATTACAAGGGATGTAGCTCCTGCAACTTCTGGATCACCTGAAACACTTTACACTGTACAATCAGGTAGCACAGTTATTGTGTTAGGGTTAACTCTTGCAAACGTGCATACATCACAAGTAACAGGCACAGTACAGTTAGTAAGTACAACAACACAAACATCACAAACACAAAATACTACAGCACATATTGTAAAAGATATTCCTGTGCCTGTAGGAAGTTCTGTAGAGATTATGGCAGGAAATAAAATTGTGTTAAATGTAGGTGATATAATTAAAATAGATTGTTCTGTTGCAGATAAACTTTCAGTAACAATGAGTTATATGGAGATAACCTAATGCCGTATATAGGTAAGGATGTTCCAACAGCATATCAAAGTACAACAGCCGTACAAAGATTTAATGGTGATGGAAGTGATACAACATTTACATTAACAACAGCCGTAAGTTCTGTGCAAGATGTTCTTGTATCTGTAGATGGTGTGGTACAGGATACTGCAGCTTATACAATACCTGATGGTACAACTTTAACATTTACTGCTGCACCTTCAAGTGGTACAGGTAATATATTCGTAAACTACCTTGCACCTCAAGCATCAACAATAACACCTGCTGCTGAGAACAAAGGTAATTTTAAAGGTGGTGGATTGTTCAGAACAAATGCTCAATCATTGACAGCAGATATAACAATACTTGCTACAGAAAATGCTAACGTAACAGGACCTTTTACAGTTGCAAGTGGAGTAACACTTACAATAGAATCAGGTGGAACATTGGTGACACTATGAGTACATTATTAGCAGATACAATTAGAAAAACTGGTGGAACAGCAGGAACAGATATTAAGATAAACAATAGTTCTACTTATGTTGATGGTTCTAATAAAAGTCAAAACATGGTGGCTGCTATATCTAAGTTTTGGCTTAATTTTTCAATGGCAGGAACAACAGCTAGAAGCGACTCTTTAAATAATAGCAGTATTGTAGATGAAGGAACTGGAGATTTTAGTTTGCATTTTACTAATAATTTTAACTATGAAGGGTATTGCACAACACATTGCGTTGGTGGACACACTACAACAGATGGACATTGGGATTATGCTGGTTCAACATATAATCAAGGAGCAGCCACTCTTAGAGTTAGAGCATTTACACAAGGTAGCTCTATATCTATGAGAGATGCTATAGGTACTAATTGGTCTGCTAAAGGAGATTTAGCATGAGTACAGTTATAGTCAACACTCTTACAGGCACAACCACAGCAGGTTCAATTTCCGTAACAGGTGAAGGTAATTCTACTACGACTAATCTGCAACAGGGTTTGTTAAAATCTTGGGTTGATATACCTGCTGATGGAGCATCTCTTAATGACAGTTTTAATATTGGCAGTTCAACAGACTCTGGTGCAGGAGATAGAAGAGTAGCTTATACAAGTAATATGGCTACTGCAAATTATGTTATCACAGTAGCTGTAGATGATTCAAATGCAAGTACTTCTGTTGTGGTAACAGATATATCAAATGGCACTAAAGCAACAACAGGCTTTGATGCTGAAGTATGTATAGCTTCTTCTTCATCAAATAGACAAAATTATGATATTGAATCTTATTATATGATAGCAGGAGATTTAGCATAATGGCTTTTGGTAATTTAAAATTTGATACGCTGACAACTTCTGATGCTAAAAACACAAACACAGAAAAGTCACTAGATACAAGTTATATATTTAATGGTACTTCAAAAACTTGGAATACTTTAGATGGAACAGGAACAATAGGCATTTTAGACAGTCTTAACATAGCTTCAGTTACAGATAGAGCAACAGGAAGATATACACACACCTTTACAGCAAATATGGGTAATACAAATTATTGTTCAACTAATGGTTCAAGTAGAAATGGTCTTTTTAGTACAACAGTAGAGGGAGATAGTTCTTATGAAGCAGCGACTGGAAGTGTACCAACTGCATCTGCTAATGCAAGTAATGCCTTTACAGATACAGATGCTGTAATGATAGCGATATTAGGAGATTTAGCATGATAAAAACACCTGAGTTTCAAGGAACACATTTATGGGAACGATTACATTGGGCGAAAGATAACTTAGAGAAAGTGCAATCAGATATACGAGTAGTATACGAAGACCCTGAAGATATGGACAATCCTGCAAAGATATTAGTTCCTGACCCTAATTGGATGGCTTGTGCATTACAGGGTGGCATACTACCACCTGTTGAAGTATATTGGGAATTAGCAAAAGACGAAGCACAACCTGATTTTGAAAAACATACGAGAGGGTATTTGTTGCATAATACTAAACCTGTTGAAGCAATGACAGAAGAACAGGCAATAGAATACTTAATTATGAAAGATATTCCACAACGTGTATGGCGAACATGGAATGAGGGCAACAAACCAAAGATGGTTATATGCCGAACACATCAACTGCCTGAACATCGTCAATGGCGAAATGCATGGCAAATAACCGATGATATAGAACTAGCAGCATAAGGAGAAAAATATGACAAGTTTTATCGTAGATAAGGATGGCAACCAGATTGATGCATCAACAGTTTCATCAAAGCCATCAGACCGACATTTTAGAAATGCTTGGGCAATTTCTGGTAAAGTTATTTCTGAAGACATGACTAAGGCTAAAGAAATATTTAAAGATAAGATAAGGGAAGTAAGAGGTCCTTTATTAGAAGCTGAAGATGTAGTATATATGAAAGCACTAGAAGCAGATGATTCTACTGCTAAAACAAATTCAGTTAATAAGAAGAAAGCATTAAGAGATGCACCTGCGGCAAAAGCTATTTCAGATGCAGACACTATTGCTAAATTAAAAGCAGCGTGGGATACATCTGTACTTGGTGACAGTCCTTACGCATAAGGAGTAATCATGCCTTTAACTAATTTAACAAAAGGTCTAACTGTAGATTCTGAAGGTGGTTCTGCGACTACTAATCTTGCACAGGGTTTGTGTAAGGTTTGGTTGTCTTATGACCAAGCTACTAATTCATTAATAGATAGTTTAAATACAGCTTCTATGACAGATACTGCAACAGGTAAATATGCAGGGAATTGGACAAACAATTTTGGCAATGCAACCTATATGGCTACTGAAAATACTGCTTCTGATGGTGCTGCATATGGTAACTATGGTGCAACAAGTCATAACAGTTGGCACAGATTAAACAGTCAAAGAACAACAAGTTTATGTCAAGGTGCAACTTATTATAATGACAGTGGTTCAGGAGTATATGTTGATTTTAAAACTGTTGAAGGTATGTTCATGGGAGATTTAGCATAATGCCATACATAGGAAAAGCACCAAACTTTGGAGTAAGAAGTAGATTTGTATATCAAGCTACAGCAGGACAAACATCCTTTAGTGGTTCAGATAGCAATTCATTAACACTCACATACAACGACAGTCTATACATGGATGTGTATCAGAATGGTGTGTTGTTAAAAGCAGGAACAGACTACACAGCTACAACAGGCACAACAGTCGTACTCGTTGTAGGTGCAAATTTAAATGACGTAGTAGAGATGATTGTGTATGATGTGTTTAGTGTAAACAATGCCTATACTAAAACTGAATCAGATACACGCTATCCTTTTAAAGGCAACAATAGTATCATAAGACTAAATGGTCAAACTATATCGGCAGACATTACAATTGACAGTGATGAGAATGGTGTAAGTGCAGGTCCTATAACACAGAACGCTACAGTTACTGTTAATGGTTATTGGAGTATCGTATGACAAGTCAGTTAAATGTAGACACAATCGTAGATAAAGCAGGTAGTGGTGGTTCTAATGTAAAGATGGCTAATACATCTACCTATGTTTCAGATGGTGGTGCTGTTACAAAAC